GATGCCCTGCGCCCCGTCTGGGCCATTGCCCAAGAACGCCTGTTGGCGGCTGTCCCCTGCAATCTTCATGAGTTCGCCCGCAAGGCGTGTGGTCAGATAAGTCTGGTTCGGAAACCACGGGATAGTCGTGGATGTCTCCGGCGTGGTGATGTCTGCGGGCTGCGAATAATAACGGATAGTTGTGTTGTAGGCGCCGCCCGACGGAGGCCATACATACATGAGCATGTTCCCAAGGCCGCCCGACACATCGGTGGCAAACTGGGCGGGGTAATTGGAAATGCCGGCCTGCTGCACAAGGGCGTCGTACTCGGACAAGTCAATGTTGACCATGACATACGGGACGCCATCGACAAGATAAAACACCTCGTCAATCGCCATGCGCAGATAATCTGAAGGGAGCTGGTACGGGCCGGAACCAGTGGTCGTGTTTAAATTGACGGTGGCGCTTTTACGCGCCACCTCAAGGTCGTAGGTCTGGGCGAGCTCCGCCAGTATCAGGTTGAGTAACTGCCCTGCTTGAGCCGTGTAGCCGGGAACCTTAGCTATTTGCGTCGCTAGGGCGACGATTTGCTGTGCCTGAAGTGCCATTTGCTTTCGCCTCTTGCAGAACGATCTCGCGCTCGATCTTGTGAATTTCTTCCTTAAATCGGGTCACACTCACCAGAGCATTTGAACGTTCAGCTTCATGCTTGGCAAAGTCTGCTTTGCTCTTGGCCTGACCGCGTGTGGACAAAGCGCCTGCCTCAACCTTGAACTGTTTGTCAATGCGGACAATGTCCTCTTCCAAACGGCGCAAAGTCTTCTCGTGGTGTTCAAGGTCTTTGTGCAGCTTGACCAGCTCGTGCTTGGCTTCCTGACGCCCTGCTACCGCTTCCAGCTTATCGGCGAGGCTGTTGATCTCGCTGATGGCGGTATCCTGCGGAACAAAGGTCTGGAAAACCAGTGAACGTTTTTCATCCACCTGCACGGAATAGGAAATCCCGATTGCGGCGGTAGTTGTCTGTTCCTCTTTCATACTGTGCTCCTCTTATCGGGCAAAATGCCCAGAGTAAGCAATAGCAGTATTTGGAGAAATTGCAATATTGCGCGGGCGACGATATTCGTTTGCGTTGGCACCGCCTACGGACTTCTCGTGCTTCCACGCGTTCTGCACAAGCTCCTGCACCGAAGCGAGCTGGCGGCGGGTGAACTTGTAGGTCTCGCCCTGAATGTACTGAACCCCGTCCACGCGGATTTCATTTGCAAAGCCCGGCAGATCGATGGTGTACTCCACCAGCTCTTCGCTCGGATCAATGCGCGAATTTTCCTCGCGGATCATCGCTTCAAGAGCAGCTTTGCGAGCGGCTTTCTTGGCGTCTTCTCCGACCTTCGCCTTTGCTTCGTTGCGAAGCGCGGTGATCTCGGCATCGGACAAAAGCTCGACGCCGGGCGCACGAGGGCGAGCGGGTTTTTTAACGGACGGGGTATCAGACATTTAGTTTGCTCCTCAGGTGTGTGTCCACGGCCCATTGGCAATGGAATTGGCGGAAACAAGGATCGGCCAACCTTGGCTATCCACTCCGACAAAATCTCCCGGAAGAACCTGCAACACACCCCGGTTCGGGATAATAAGCAGGCCGTTCGCGCTAAACGCGCCGGGATAAATAGGCAAGCCGTTTACGGCGTCATTCTTAATGCCCTGAGCGACTGTGGCAAGATCGGCGGGAAGAATACCCGCACCGCCATTGGCCCAAAGGATCGAGGTAAGAGAGGTTGTGGCGTTTGTGCCGAGTGTGCGCGTTGACATTCATATCTCCACAAGTGAGAAGGAAGCGGCCCCGAAGGGCCGCTAACTATTAGCCGAAGGTGGAGTTGAAGGCCGAAGCACTTTCAATGCGCATGGCAAACTGGTTGTTCTTGATGAGAGTGCCGTAAAACACTTTCCAACCAACGACACGGAGCTGGTTCAACGGATCGGACTTATCCGCGCCGGCGAGCCAAGTGATCTTGATGTCGTCGAGAACAACCTGACCATAAGCGCCGCGACCGAAGACATAAGTTGGGTACACGGTGACGCCCGCTGCCGGAGCAGCAGGTGGGGTCTGTGCGGTGCCAATGCCGGTCAACACGACGGTCTGGCCGCCTGCCATCTGCACAGCCTGACCAGTCAGCGGGCCCGAGGTGGGGCCGGAAGCCGAGGTGGCAAGGTTAGCAGGGGAGGTGGTTGTGCCGATGTAGGCGTTGAAGGTGAAGCCAGCCAGAGTTGGCAGGGTCACAGAAACGGAACCCGTTGCGCCGGTCACGGAGATACCAGACGACACCGCGTAAACGCGGCTTTCATACTGGTTCTGTGTATCGGAAGCGGTGACGATCACATAATAGGTGTTGGTCGCCAGCGAGCCCGAGGTGCCTGCGGTGCCGCCCAAAGTGGCAACGCCAGTCCAAGAAGGAACCATGTTGGTGGAGCAGAAGCGAATACCGTGCCACTGACCAACTTCGTAGTTGTACAGTTTGTTCACATCCGAGTAAGACGCGGCCAAAACGAAGGTCGAGTTCTGGGTCAGGTCGCCTTCAACGAACGGATGCACGATTGCCACATAGTGCGGCATACCGCGCGGGTTGTTCGAGGCGCGTGCGCCGCCAGCATCAGCTTCGAGCTTGGTGTTGGTCATCTCATCGCCCATGTAGCGCGGTGCGCCGAGGGTAACGAGCTGCGAGTATGCGCGGTTGATCTCGTAGGTGTTCAGAACGTCACCAGCAACCAGCGAGCCACGCGCGCCACGGGAGTTCACATAGTTGACCTGCGTGAAACCAGCAAGGGTGTTGAACGTGTTGCGTTCAAGAGTTTCCGCCGTCTGAAGCGCAACAAGCTTCTTGGCTTCGTTCATGATCGGGTGCTTGATGGTCAGTTCTGCAACGTCGGTGACGGTGATACGATCACCCCACTGCTGCAAGGTCACTGTAACCTGACCGATGGTCATGGTCTCGCCAACCGGAGGGACACCTTCCGAAAGTGGCTGGAAGGGCAACGGTACGCGGTTGTAGCGGGTCGCTGTGAAGGTCGTGCCGCGCCCGGCGGGCAGGCGCTCTGGATCACCAAACTGGTAAGCCACAAGCTGTCGGCGTGCCAAGGGGAGTGTCTCCTTGGCAATAAAGGCTTCAATGTCGGCAGTAAACTGCCCAGAGCTATTCGTAGTCGCCATCTCTATGTCCTTTCAAAATGACGACCCATCATTTAGATGAATACGTCAGCAAGTCTGTCCTCAATGCTTTTGCCGCCACGACGGTCAGCCGAAACATTGCTTTGCGAATTTCCGGGACGCGCCGACTGCCGACGAATGTTATCCGCACCCGTCTGCCGTTGTTTGGCCCCAGCCACCCGACCCCGCTCCACTGCCTCTTTGCCTGCGAGGTAGTATAGCAACGTCTGGCGGTCTACGTTTTGGCCTCTGCTGCGCAGGATCGCCAGCTCGGCCTCAACCTTATCCGACAACCTTGCGGCTGTCTTGTCTGTTACTGCCAGCGTTTTAAACGTCGCCTTATCGTTGCTATCCCACATCTGGAACTGCATCTGCTGAAGCTGTTGCTGGTTACGCATCTCAGCTTGCTGAAGCTGGTACGTCATCCGCTCTTCAGGCGACATCAACTCTAAACGCTGGCGTTCAAGAGCAGGGTCGGGGCGTGAAGCCATCTGCTGCTGTTGAGCACGAAACTCTTCTAGCTGACGACGGGTCTCTGCGGCTTCTTCCCGTGCTTTACGGGCTTCTTCTTTGGCCGCGAGAACGGTGCGTTCGCGTCGGCCTAAGCCCCGCGTTTGCCCCCGGTCATCTTCTTCATCTTTTCCTTTCGCAAGGGGCGCGTCTCCATCTTGTCCGTCCCGTTGCCCTTCGGCATCGTCTTCGGTTTCGTCTTCGACTTCATCTTCGATTTCGTTGACATTGGAAACGTCCTCATCGTCATAATCGTCGTCAATATTCATTTTACGCTCCTTAGTGGCTTACGGTCACTGGTCGAACGGTGACTTACGGCCACCAGTCGAGAATGTATTATTAACCTGTCTTTGCCTAAACTGTCAAGTTTAAGCGCTAAGGTATTGTTCTGGAAGGGGGAGCCATGCGGGCGTCGATCTTCTTCAGCTCCTCAAGGATATTTTCCAACTTGTCTTCCAGCCGAATAAGCCGGTCTTTGGCTCCGTCGGCGTTGTCTTTCAGCTTGGAAAGCTCCGCCTGTGTTGCCACGTCATGAAGCTCAATAGTCGTGACACGACTATCAAGTTTCGACGCAAACCAGATCAGGGAAAAGGCGTTAAGCGCCAAGCCCAATATAAGACTTATCGGTACTTTTTTATCTAGGTGCCACGCCTCTCCGTCCATGATGTTCCTTTTAGACTGCGGTCTGCAAAGTGTTGCGGAGAGAGACTTCCATAGCTTTCAGGGAGGCCCAATCAGCATCGGTCGGATCAGCTCCGGTCGAAATGATATTGTACACCGTTTCCGCAAACGGAGCGATGTCTTCACCAGCTTTGATAAGCAGGGGCACGAGGTTCATGGCCTCGGTAAGAAAGGTGATAACTGCGGGGGTCATAGGTGCTCCTATTTAATTCCGGCGGCGGTGGCAATCTGCTCCGCTTCGCTGATAGCCAATGTGGCGGCGTCGTACAAGCCCGTAACCCCAAGATCGCCGGGATGCGCGCGGGAGAAAGCCTCAAGATTGTCGAGCGCGGTTTCAACCTGCAAATCCGCAACCTGAAGTTTCTTGATAACCACCGTGTCGGCGCACAGCGCTTTGAGCGAGCTTTTTACGCCGGTGGCGCACAAGGGTAGCTTGCGGTAGTTGGCCGCTGGTGCCAGAAACACCGCGTCATAAGACGCCCGCATTTCATAAACGGTCTTTAGGCTGGGAGCCTGCGCCGTAAGCGCCGCGCACCCCGCAAGGGATACGGACGCCAAAACAATGAGCGCGATGCGTTTCATTTGCCGCTCCCAATAGGCGTGCTGGTAATGGCGCGAAGGCCAATGATGATCGCGCCGATGGCTGCACCCGCGCTTGGCGAAACGCCAAGGCTATGCCAGTCCACTGCACCAAGATAGTTCAGGACTGCGGGGCCAATCGCCACAAGCAGCCCAAAGAAAACGGTCTTAAACCCTGTCATGATATGCTCCTCATGTTACGCCGCAAGACACGCCATGCGGCAAGCGTTGACACGGGATGTCCACCCGTGCCCAAAAATACGGAAGTCCGAAAGCCGCTCAAGGAGGGTAAGCCGGTGTTCGCAGATTGCGACCGCCACCGCTTTCGCATCCGCTTTGTTTACCGCTTCCAAAGTCTGTGGGCCCATCACCCCGTCGGGAACCACTCCAAGGATTGACTGCAAAGCGCGCACAGCGCCGCTTGTGCCAAAATTGACTGCATAATCGAAAACGGCCAAGTCCACGCCAGTGGGCAAATCATCTCCATGCACATGATCCCAATAGAGCGCCTTGTATATGTCCGTGGCTTCGCCGACGGTCAGATTGCGAACATCATCAACGGAGACCGGCGCGTGCCGCCATGCCGACAGTGTGATGTGGGTGATCCCCATATTGGTTGCGCCGCCCTTGTCATTCGGGTTGTCGCTGAACCCGCCTTCATACTGAAGGGTAAAGTCAAGACACTTGGTAAAGTTCTCTTGCATGATAGCTCCTTAGTAAGCGAAGCAGGATACTGCCAGTATGTCGCTGGCAACCCAAGCTGTAGCTACGGCTACATCCGAATATTGGGTTAGTGTTACCGACGTGGTAGTAGATGCAGTTTGTTTTGTGCGGAACACCGCCGTTGAAGTTGTAGTTACGTCATCAGCAAAACAGTTCCAGCCTGTCGTTGCCGCAGGCAAACCTATCACGCCCGATGTTGCTGTGCCGCCTGTTCCCACGTTGATGCGGAACGCTGCTGTGCCGTTGTTGGCCGTAACCGAAGGTGAAGTGCCAAAGCCAGAAGAGATAGTTGGTGCAGTCGAAGACACCAGCAAATTGGTTGTGGTGAATGTTGCTGCTTTTGCCGTTGTAAACGTCCCTGCTGC